CCTTGGGTACAACTTCCGGATAATCCTTTTGGACAACCTAAAATTAAAAGTAAGGGTGGTGAAGCAATTTGGTTGAACTCATCATTAGTATTTTTGTTTGGAAATCAAAAAGAGGCTGGTACTACTAAAATTACTGCAACAAAAGATAAAAGAACAATTAAATTTGCGGCAAGAACAAAAGTTTCGGTTATGAAAAACCACATCAATGGTCTTGGTTATGACGATGGTAAAATAATTGTGACACCACACGGATTTATTGCCGGTAAAGATACCGCTGAAGAAAAAACTAATATTGAAAAATATAAAAAAGATTATGCTGAATATTGGAAAGACATTATTGGTATGGAAGGTGATTTTGATTTGAAAGAAGAAAAAGAAGAAGTAGAGTAGTAACAATTAAAAACGAAAAAGTGACAAAAACCTTATTGGTTGATGGAAACAATTTGATGAAAATTGGATTCCACGGTGTTAAAGATTATTTCCATAAAGGAAAACATATTGGGGCCATTTGGCACTTTTTGAATACTTTAAGAAAGTTTTTGGAGGATAACAACTATAATAAAGTTGTTGTATTTTGGGATAGCGACACGAACTCTTCACAGAGAAGGTTGATATACCCCAAGTATAAATTAAACCGTAGAGACCTTTCTAATGAGATTAAACAAGATTCTTATGAAGAACAAAAACAACGAGTTAAACAATATCTTGAAGAGATGTTTGTTAGACAACTTGAAGTTGAAAATTCAGAAGCGGATGATTTAATTGCGTATTACTGTCAAATTTCTGAAGACGAGAATAAAACAATTTTCTCAAGCGATAGAGACCTTACACAACTTATTTCTGAAAAGGTAACTATTTATTCACCATCCACAAAAAGATATTATAAGATGGGGGACACTATCAAAATGAGCGATTTTGAAGTTCCCCATTATAATGTCAAAACGATTAAAATCCTTACGGGTGATTCATCTGATAATATCGACGGTATTTTTTATTTAGGTGAAAAGACTTTAATTAAGTTTTTTCCTGAGCTACTTGAAAAAGAAGTGGAATTATCCGATATTTTATCAAAAGGGGAAAAACTCCTTAAAGAAAATAAAGACAACAAATCATTACAAAATCTTTTGTCTGGTAAAACAAAAGAAGGTATATTTGGAGATGAGTATTATGCAATTAATAAAAAACTAATTGATTTAGATGAACCACTAATAAATCAAGAAGGTAAAGAGTTAGTTAGTTCGTACTATTCAGAATCATTAGACCCTGATGGTAGAGGGTATAAAAACCTAATTCGCATGATGATGGAAGACGGGATATTTAAATACCTACCAAAAACAGATGATAATTGGATTTATTTTTTAAAACCGTTTTTAAAGTTAACAAGAAAAGAAAAAACAAAATTTAAAACAAAAAACTAAAATTATGAAAGAAAATCAGGACATTACTAAAGTTGAATTTCTAATTACATTAAATGACAACTTCGTCGTACAACGTTTTTTCAATGTAAGAAACATTAACCAAAAGGCTAAAAATAGTATTGAGTTATTGGACTACATGAAATCATTGTCAGAAGAGTTAAAAACAAAACTAAGAAACAAAACAGTTTTCTATATGTTGGAAAATCGGTTCCAAATTGAAGAAGACTCATCTATCTTAGATACATCAAATACTGATGGTCCGGAAGTTTTTAATTTGATTATTCGAATTGGAAATGAGACAATTTGTCATACCATCATCGACGCTAAAGTATACCCACCAAAGGCTAGATACACCCTGGATATACGACCAACAATAAAAACGATATTAAAAGATTTAACTGACATTTTTTCAGATAAAAATTTATCTTATAATTACCTTAATTATTCGTTGGCTTAATCATATTTATCATATAGAAATAAAAAAAATACAAAATATGTCAGACAAAAAAAACTTCGGATACTTAGGAAATACTTTTCAAATTCAACTATTAAACAATATTATTTTATATAAAGATTTTTCAAATTCTATTCTTGAAGTTATTGACCCACACTATTTTGACAACCAATATTTTCGTATTATTTGTCAAATGATTAAGGAGTTTTATTCAAACTATGAACATACTCCAACATTTGATACATTAGAACAACTTACAAAGTCAGAAATATCTTCTCCAATGGCTCAAAAGAGTGTTCTGGATACATTACAACAAGTAAAAGATGTATCTGATGACGGTTCATTATTTGTTCAAGAAAAGTCATTAAAATTCTGTAAACAACAAGAATTACAGAAGGTTATGACCAAAGCTCAATCAATCATTGATAAGGGTGATTTTGAAAGTTATGACCACTTAGAAGAAATGGTAAGAGGAGCGTTACAAGTTGGTGAGGTCGATAAAGGAACAACTGACGTTTTCTTCAACCTTGATGAGGTTTTAAACGACGATTACAGACACCCAATTCCAATTGGAGTGGCTGGTATTGACAACCTATTGAAAGGCGGTTTAGCCAAGGGTGAGATTGGTGTTATTTTAGCACCGACGGGGGTAGGTAAATCCACATTTACTACTAAAATTGCAAACCACGCATTCAACTTGGGATATAATGTTCTTCAAATATTTTTCGAAGACAACCCAAAAATTATCCAAAGAAAACATTATACACTTTGGACGGGAATCCACCCTGATGACATGTCTGAAAATAAAGATGAAGTTATGGCGAAGGTAAAACACATTAAGGAAACTATGAAAAATAAGTTGATTATAAAAAAACTTCCATCCGACACCGTAACTATGAATCAAATCAAAAATCAAGTTAGAAAGATGATGGCTGAAGGAATTAGAATTGATATGATTATTTTAGATTATATTGACTGTGTTGTTCCTGACAAAATGATGGGTGATGAATGGAAAAGTGAAGGTTCAGTAATGAGAGGGTTTGAATCAATGTGTCATGAGTTGGACATCGCAGGTTGGACAGCAACACAAGGAAATCGTAATTCGATTTCGTCAGAAGTGGTTACAACAGACCAAATGGGTGGGTCAATTAAAAAGGCTCAAGTTGGTCACGTAATCATTACTGTAGCTAAGAGTCTACAACAGAAAGAAATGAACTTGGCAACAATTGCCATTACCAAATCAAGAATTGGTAAAGACGGCGTTGTTTTTGAAAACTGTAAATTTGACAACGGAATGTTAGAAATAGACACAGAACAAAGTATGACTTTCTTAGGTTTGGAAGAACAAAAAGAAGAAAAAAATAAAAATAGAATCAAAGAGCTTTTAGAAAAGAAAAAGCAAAAAGAACAACAATCTTAAATTAATTAAAAATTATGGAAAAATTATTAACAGAAAATCCTGGTAGGTTTGTCATCTTCCCAATTGAACACAATGATATATGGGAATTTTACAAACAACACCAAGCTGCGTTTTGGACCGCAGAAGAAGTCGATTTAACAAATGACATCAGAGATTGGGAAAATTTAACAGAAAACGAAAAATACTTTATCAAGAATGTACTGTCATTTTTCGCAGCTTCAGATGGTATTGTAAATGAAAATTTAGCGGAAAACTTTTATCGAGAAGTTCAATATCCTGAGGCTAAGTTTTTCTATGGATTTCAGTTGGCGATGGAAAACATTCATTCATTAATGTATTCATTGTTAATAGATACTTACATTTCAAATTCAAAAGAAAAAGACGAGTGTTTCAATGCAATTGACAGACTACCTGCAGTTCAAAAGAAAGCTAAATGGGCGTTGGAATGGATTGAAAAATCATCATTCGCCGAAAGGTTAGTTGCGTTTGCTGCCGTTGAAGGTATTTTCTTTTCAGGTTCTTTTTGTTCTATTTTTTGGATGAAATCAAGAGGAATTATGCAAGGATTATGTAACGCTAATTCACTTATCTTTAAAGATGAAAACTTACATTGTGATTTTGCAATTCATTTATTAAATAACCACTTAGAAGAAAGACCATCAGAAAAAAGAATTAAATAAATTTTACTTTCAGCATTAGAAATTGAAAAAGAATTTATCACCGAATAATTTCCAGTATCATTAATTGGTATGAACTCAAATTTAATGAAACAATACTTAGAGTTTGTTGTTGATGGTTTGTTAGTGAAAAT